ACTGGGCTGAATAGATACTCTTGGTTTCATGTCTTTCTTGATTTCAGCCACCAATTTCTTAACCTCATCAAAGTTTAGGTACTTTAATTCCTCCGATTTTGTCTCCACTTCCCCTTTGATAATCACTTTATACGTCGGATCACGGGTGATGATCCCTTCCTCAATTGCATCGCGGAGGCATGATCGAATATACGTGTGTCGCTTTCGTACCGTCGCTGTTGTGTGGTTTTTGCCGATTTCATTGATGAACTTTTGGTACATATCGCGCGTTAAATCTTTCAGTTTAACTCCGGCGAAATATTTCTCAACTAACTCGACGGATAACTCAATATTCCTTTCATGCGCCAAGCTGTATTTCCCCTTTTTGTACAGCTCGAACCAATTCCGCATATATTCAGGAAAAACGCTGATCCCCAGCATTGATGTCGTATCCTTTGTGGAGCTGTTTCTCCAATTCAGCGGCCGCAAGCTCCGCCTCCTTTTTGGTGCGAAAACCGCCTTTCGTTTCGTTTTATATTTCCCGTTTTCTTTGTACGAAACACGATAGCGCCAGCGGCCGTTTTTCATTTTTTGAATGCTAGCCACGTCATCTCCCTCCCTGTGAGAATGTATGTTTGGTTCAGTGGTCAAAAGTTTTTTAGATGCACCACCTCCTTGGGGATGCCATACGCCGCGGCGGCCTCATAAATGGTTGCGTCAGTGCCGCGGTATGTATACAGCACATTATCCGACAGAAGCAATTCCACCGCAAATTCGTTGGCTTCTCGCTCCACCCTGTCCATGCAGAAAAGTGTGGTTTTTTCGCTAAAAATGAAGTGCTAAGTTCGGGATGCAGAACCGCATGTCCTAGTTCATGGGCACAGACGAAGCGTTTCATAGGCTCGTCCAACTCATCGTTAATATGGATGATTTGAATCCGACGGAACGTATGATGATACCCGTATATCCCGCCTAGTGGTTCAAACAACAGCACTATGCCTTTCTGCGATGCGATCTCAAAGGGGTTGTTCGTGCCGTGCTTTCGGATCATCTTCTCTACAATTTGTTTGATCTTTTCAGCCATAGCGAAACCCCCTGGAGATGGTTATTCTTCTTTACGATATTTTTTGGGCGTGAATTTCTGTTTGGCAATTCTCTTGGCCAAACGGAGGGAATTTTCCAACGACGCGATCAGCAGTTCCCGATCCTCTTCATCGAGTTCGTCGATGTCCATTCCGCCGAATGCGGCAAATCCACTCCCTGTCTTGAGCCCGTTGATGATCTTTTCCAGCTCCTTTTGGATGTCGCGCTCGTCCTTTTCTGTGAGTTCGGGGAGCTTGGTGTCGGTGGGTTGGGTATTATCCCGCCCTAATAGGTAGTCAATACTTACATCCAATGCATCAGCCAAAGCTTTTAAAGTATCCATGTCTGGTGTTCTATTTCCACTCTCATATCCCGAAATTGATACTTTAGTAACATTAACCTTTCGTCCCAGTTCTTCTTGTGTTAAACCTTTTGCTTTTCTTAACATTCTTAGTCTTTGAGGGAAACTCATTTGTAAACCTCCCGTTAATTTAATAACTCTACAGATATTATAAGTTAACAAAAAGCTAACGTAAATCTTGTTAACAAATTAGAAATTTTTTATTGACAGTTAACTATAAGTTAATCTATAATGTAGTTAACAAGAGGTTAACTTAAGAAAGGAGGAAACGGGTTGAACAAAAGGAGAGAAAATTAATTAGCACAAGAAAAAAGAAGGGATGACGTTACAGGAAGTGGCAGATAAAGTAGGGATCAGCAAGCCATATTATTGGCAGATTGAACAAGGAAAAAGAGGGCTTTCATATGAAATGGCTGTAAAGATTGCTCGTGTTTTTAACAAAAGACCAGACGATATTTTTTGGTCGGGGAGTTAACTTATGAGGAACAAAAGGAGGGAGTTAAATGAACCAATTACAGATTTTTAATCATCCGATGTTCGGCGATGTTCGATTCGTCGAAATTAACAACAATCCACACGCCGTTGGTAATGATGTTGCAAAAGCATTGGGGTACAGCCGGCCGCACGAAGCAATTTCAAGTCACTGCAAGGGGGCGGTAACTTACCGCATCCTTACTAATGGAGGAGAGCAAACGGTGAAAGTTATCCCAGAAGGGGATATATACCGCTTGATCATTAAGGCGGCTGATCAGAGCAAAAATCCGGAAATCAGACAAAAGGCGGAGGAATTTGAAAAGTGGATATTTGAAGTAGTCCTCCCAACCATCCGTCGAACCGGCGGCTACGTCGCGAACGAGGACATGTTCATTCAAACTTACCTACCGTTCGCTGATGAACAAACCAAGCTGATGTTCCGCGGTGTGCTGGAAACGGTGCGGCGACAAAACGAACAGATCGCGGCGATGAAGCCGAAAGTGGAGTATTTCGATGCGCTGGTTGACCGGAACTTGCTGACGAATTTCCGCGACACGGCGAAAGAACTGAAAATCAAGGAACGGTACTTCATCAACTGGCTTTTGGAGAACAAATTTGTGTATCGCGATCAGAAAGGGAAGCTCAAGCCGTACGCGGCGTATGTTCCCGAGCTATTCGAGCTGAAAGAGTGGGAGCGAAACGGCAAGGCAGACGTGCAGACGCTCATCACGCCGAAAGGGCGAGAGACGTTCCGGTTATTGCTGAAGAAAGAAACGGCGTGAAGGGGGAGACGAAGTGAAAAGCAAAGTCTGGTGGTCGATGCAAGACCTGAAAGAGCGCACCGGCTACAGCGAGGATTGGCTGAAGGAGCACATCCTGCTCCATCCTCGCTACAAACCGATGCTCGACATTGAAAACGGCGGTTTCGTGTATTACCCGGAACGGAAAGGTGAACGTTGGTGTTTCATCGCATCGCGTATGGAGGAGTTTTTGGAGAAGCATTTCAAAGACAGTTTTTCTGAAAAAACGGGGGAAGCATCATATGCAAATCAAAAACATCTCGCTCGATGAGTTGCCCAGCGGCGTCAGAAAAGTAGCAGATCGGGCGATAGCGGAATGGAAAGTCAGAAATGTTTTTCGAGTCACTGAATTGGATTTCGGTGACGGTCGCGTGTACTACGAGATCAGCGCGATCAGTAACAGCTTCATTATCGAGTTGAGCGTCAGTGAACTGGGAGTTGAACACGTCAACCGCATCGGAGTGGATACGGTTCGCGACGCGATCAAAGCGCATCCAGAACGCTTCGTCCTCGAGTGAAACGGAGGTGAAATGATGTTTTTGCAAAACAGAGAAACATTTTGCTAAAAACGATATAAGCAGTTGCTACGAGAGGAGATCTTTCTGATCGGCTTGGCGGAAGTAATTGAAGCCAGCGGGGATATAGCAGGAGCTAAACAGGTTTGGTCGCGTGTGTGGAAAACTCGCGAAGCGAGAAAGAGTTTGTGCGGCCGGATGCCGGTATGATGATCAAAGTTCGCGATTGGTTGCAGATGTCTTGGGAAGAACGTTTTTGGTTGCTTGAAAACGAAGCCTACCGGCAGTGGAAAAACAGAAAACGGTTCTGCTTGGACAACAGAACCGTTCGACCATGAAAGAGGTCGGTGAAAATTTATCTTGCTAATTCCATTTTATCTCACCGACCTCCAAAACACAAGGGAGGTAATCACTGATGAATCTTGATCGATTTGCTTACGGGTTGCGCGATCCACAATCATATCCAACAGTCGGTGAGTGCCGTCACTGCGGTGCTGAACTATATAAGGGATGTGAAGCAATTCAATTTGAAGGTGATTTGTTCTGTGACACCGTCTGCTTGGGTGAGCATCTTATCGAAACTACTGATTTTGACGAGGTGATCCTATGAAGCCGATCATCCTAGCAGAGACGGCGAACATGGATCATCTTGAATGGTTGCGGTTACGTCAGAAAGGCATCGGCGGCTCGGATGCGGCCGCCATTGCCGGTCTGAACAAATATAAAAGCCCGATACAGGTATACTACGAAAAAGTGGAAGGTGTGAAGGAATCCGATCCGAGCGAAGCGGCCTACTGGGGGACGATCCTGGAGGATATCGTCGCACAGGAGTTCAGCCGGCGAACAGGCTTGAAAGTTCGACGTCGGAATGCGATCCTGTGCCATCCCGAATACCCATTTATGATTGCCAACGTGGATCGACTCGTTGTCGGCAAAGACGCTGGGCTGGAGTGCAAAACGGCCAGTGAATACCTCAAGGAAGAATGGAAAGACGATGAAGTTCCGGCGCAGTATCTCATCCAATGCCAACACTACATGGCTGTCACGGGGTATGATGCCTGGTGGATTGCCGTTCTTATCGGCGGAAATAAGTTCATCTACAAGAAAATTGAACGTGACGAGGAGATTATCCAGTACCTCGTCCAAATCGAATCGGACTTTTGGAACAATCACGTACTGAAGAAAAATCCGCCGATGTTTGACGGTTCGGATGCTTCGAGCGATTTGCTGAAAGCTCTCTATCCAACAGCAAAGTTTGACAAGGAAATTGAATTACCGCCTACTGCTCAAGAACTGATTGCCAAGTACGAGCAGGCAAAGCAAGAGGAAGAGGAAGCTGCCACACGCAGAAAAGAGGCGGAAAATCAGCTTAAAGCAATGCTTGGTGAATATGAAAAAGCTTTTGCTGGTGAGCGAATCATCACATGGAAAAATGTTGTGAGCCATCGCGTAGACACCAAATTACTCAAAGCAAAGTATCCGCAGATATATCAAGAGGTCGCCAAGGAATCCATATCGCGGCGATTCTTCATTAAGTAGGTGAATGGATATGGCCAAATGCAAAGGTTGCGGCAAGGAAATCGAGTGGATTAAAACACCAGCCGGCAAAGCCATGCCGGTTGATGTTGAGGTCATAACTATAGTGACTGCCAATGGGGAAGTTGTTAAAGGGCATATCCCCCACTGGGCAACTTGCTCTGCGGCTCAGAAATTCAAAAAGAAATAGGAGGTCATAAATATGGCAACAAACCAAACGCTAAAAAATCAACTTGCTAACAAAGCGAAAAACACGGAGGCGGCGTCTCCGTCTCCAGCACAAACGATTGCGGCGTATCTCCAAAAGATGGGACCGGAGATTGAAAAAGCGTTGCCTTCTCACATGAATGCTGATCGGATGGCGCGAATCGCATTGACGACAATCCGGACGAATCCGAAACTGTTGGAATGCTCGGTTCCTTCTCTCCTTGGCGCAGTCATGCAGGCCGCGCAGCTTGGGTTAGAGCCGGGACTCATTGGACATTGCTACCTGGTGCCGTTCAAAAACGGTAAAAACAGGGAAACATGAAGTCCAGTTCATCATCGGCTATAAGGGAATGATTGACCTAGCACGGCGCAGTGGAAATATCGAAAGCATCTATGCCCATGTGGTTTACTCAAACGACACGTTCGAATATGAGTACGGTTTACATCCGAAACTCGTTCATAAGCCAGCAATGACAGACCGCGGTGAATTTATCGGTGCCTATGCGGTTGCTCACTTCAAGGACGGAGGGTACCAATTCGAATTCATGCCAAAAGAAGAAATTGAGAAGCGCCGGAAACGCAGCAGAGCCGCGAATGCCGGACCGTGGGTGACGGACTACGAGGAAATGGCGAAGAAAACGGTGATCCGGCACATGTGGAAGTACCTGCCGATTTCGATTGAGATCCAGCAAGCGGTCATGCAGGACGAGACGGTGAGAAGGGACATCACCGAAGAACCGGAGCGCGCTGACTACATCGACATGGAGATCGAAGCGATCGAAGGTGAAGTGATCGAACCAAAGGAACCGCAACAAGAGGAGATCGTCTTCGATGCTGAATGAGCAGCCAACATATAAAGTCCTCCTCCCGCGCTGGATTTGGGAGGAGGCAAAGGACAACGAGCATTTCAAACAGCTTGTACGAGAGTATATGCGGAGATATCCGGAATATACCGCTAAGCATGTGGCAGATGGGTTTGCGATTTGCGTCAAAAAATACGGGGGTGTTGAGCTTGGCAGACGTACAGCTTGAGCACGGCTATACCAAAATCGCGAATGAGATTTTAGAACGAATGGCGCTGACCAAGCTCAGCCCGACTCAATTTCGATTGATTTTCGTGATATGGCGATATACTTATGGATTTAACCGTAAAGATCATGAAATGTCCTTATCTTTCCTGGCAGAAGCTACAGGCGTGCATAAACAACGAGTGAAACAAGAACTGGATAAGCTGATCGAAAGCAACATCATTATCGTTACCGAGGAAGGAACGTTTTTCCAAATCTAGAAAACTAGCGTTTAACAAGGATTATGATACATGGCGCTTACAGTCAACGAAAGAAGATACAGTAAGCGGAATTGCTGACACTACAGTAAGCAAAAACGCTGACACTACAGTAAGCGAAACTGCTTACTCTACAGTAAGCGAATTCGCTTACCAAGAAATAAAAAAAAATAAATAAAGATTTAAATAAAAATATTGATGATGATTATATAGGCGATGACAATATGACACACGATTCTGCTTTTCAATTAGTTGCTGATAAATACATTCAACATAGAGGAAAAGGACTATCACTTTCTCCTAAAGACGAAGCGGCCATAGAAAAACTCCTGCAAGAGCAGATCCCGTTAGATGACATCCTTGTGCTGATCGACGAAGTGTTTGACGAGTATCAACCAAAATTCAACGGCGACGGGATCCATTCTTTTGAGTACGTGCGAAAAGTGGTTCTCAGCAAATATCACCAAAGGGGAGAGGACGAGGATGACAGGACGATTCGCAAACATCGCCGAGGTGTTGGCCGATCTACAAAAGAAGGCGGAAAGACATATGAACAAATCCTCCGGGAAGCCGAAGCAGCCAGACGAGCTTGGGGATGGAAGGGATGACTACGAGTGTCCCAAGTGCAAAGATACGGAGTTGATCATCAAGCGTGACGAACGAGGGTATGAGTTTGCGAGTTTTTGTGATTGTAGGGAACGGAAAGCTTGGAAACGCAGGTTTAAACAGGCACTCATTCCAGACGAGTTTGTGCATGCGAATTTCGAGAACTTCAGACGATCGGCGCCATATCAACAGGATATGTATGACATGACAGTGGAGTACTTGCAAGAATTTAGCGTGGAGAACGGGGCAAAAAAGTTGTCTGACAAAAATTTCGGTTTCATCGCAGTACTAGGGGAACAACGCCTTCGAGAACTGCCGGCCGGCAAACGAGCGGAGATGAAGCAACAGCACAACAATTTTGGGGTAGGGAAGACGCATTTGCAAATTGCGCTAGCCAAACGGCTGATCAAAGACGGATTCAATGTACTCGTCGTTTCAGATGTCGCATTCATGGACGAGCTTAGCCAAGCCAAAAGGATGAACGACGAGGGAGAAACGCTCAATCGACTGCTGCAAAGTGCCATTGATGCAGATGTTTTGGTTTGGGATGACATTGGCAAAGCGAAATGGTCGGAAACGAAAGAGGGGCTCTACTATCAGATCATCAACGAACGTTATCGGAAGCAAAGGCCAATCGTCTTTAATAGCAACGAAGATCGCGGAACGTTAAGCGAAAAAATCGGATATGCAGCTGCCAGTCGGCTGCTCGGCCAGTGCGGCCCATATCTTCTCGAAGTTGAGGGCGAAGATTTTCGATTGAAAGGAGCATGAAACATGTGCGTGAAATGCGACGGAACGGGGCGGCTATACACAACGTTGATGAGCGGAGCGTGGCTGGTGGCCTCATGCGACTGCGAGGATGCGGAGAAGGTGCGGCGGGAAGAGGAAATCAAGACGCGAGAGTGGCGCGAACGCCTGGCCGAGGCGTGTGAACGATTGGGGATCACAGAGGATATTGTTTGGGAGGAAGGTGATCGCGTTGGGCATCCTCTATGAAAAGGTTCAACTCACCCAGGAGCTCAAACGGCAAATGATGATTCGGCAACTGATCGAGATGGGGATCACGGAGTATGAAGGCACACCCGTCTATGATTTGGACTACTATACGTTGCGATGGTTGCTGGCCACTCAAAAACTAGAACGCTAGCAAACCGCGTATTTTGCCCCGTACGGCGTTTTCTTGCTAGGGTAATAGGAAATACCCGAGAGCGAGAAAAACGCCTCAGAAGGGAAAATGAAGCGTATGGAGAGGTGATAGAAAATGGACACATGCCATCACGGCAGAATCAGATGTTGGGAATGCGCGCGTATGCAGGAGTTGCAAGAGCGGGTCAATGAACTTGAGCAGGCAATTAGAGAGGCGCTTGGGCGGATGAAGTACGGCGGTGCTGGAACACGGACGTATGTTGAGTATGTATTGCGGAAGGCGTTAGGTGATGACGTATGAAGCGGACGAGAATTGTAGAGTACGAGAACATGCCGGTTCGGTACAAACCGGATCTGTGCCCGGTATGCAAACATTTTACAGGGGAGACTTGCCGTATCCATGTATCGAACGTGGAAAGACGGACGACGATCACACAGACCTATTGCATCAGAAAAACTTGATTTCGAACACCCGTACAAAACAAGAAACGGTGCCAGCTGCAAGAGCAATATGCTCAACCATTTTACGTGCAAAGGTTGGATGAGGAATGATTAAGCTCATTGTGTATGGCGAGCCCGTGGCACAGGGACGGCCAAGGGCGACGACGGTGAATGGCCGCGTTCGGATGTATGATCCCAAGAAATCACGAGATTTCAAGCATTATTTGAAATTGGTTGCATCGAAACATCGGCCGGAACAATTGATTGAGGGCCCGATTTCCCTTGAGGTTAAGGTGTACAAGCCTACCTTGAAAAGTTTCAGCAAAAAGAAAAAAGCCGCAGCCGAAGCCGGTCAGCTAAGGCCAACAACCAAACCGGATGTCGACAACTATGTTAAGGGTGTCAAAGATGCCCTTAAAAATGTCATTTGGAAAGACGACAGCCAGGTGGTGGACTTACATATTTCCAAATGGTACAGCGAGACCCCGAGAGTGGAAATCACAATCGTGCCGATAGATGAGAAGTGAGGTGAACGCGATGCCGGCAATCACGAGGGTTTCGCCATATCGTTCAGGCGAAGTGCGTTTCGGACGACGGCCTCACGGGATAGACACAACAGTGCGAACATATAAACTGACGCCAGAGCAGTTGGAACGGTTGCGCTCCGGTGAAAATCTTGATGATATCTTGAAGGAGGCGAAAGAAATGGAACGACAAAAGCCGAAAGTGATCGCATACGCGAAATATGAGGAAGTCGTTGCGGAACGGGATGAATTGAGGAAACAATTGGAGGAATTAAAAGCGAATATGGAGACGGAGGACGACAACAGCATCGAATGGCTCAAACGAGAGGCGATCCACGCACACAAGCTACTGACAGAGAAAGAGCAGGAATGCGAACGGCTCAAGCAGGAAGTGGAGCACTGGAAAGGGTTGTTCGAAACAGCAATGTCGGACAAGGAACGACTGCATAAAGAAAATTTGCTGCTAGAAAATCAGGTTCAAAGATTAAAAGAGGTGAATGACGAACTAAAAGCGCGGAATGAGCGCTATTTCGCCTCGCTGACGCGTCTTGAACAAGAGGTGAAGGGGTTAAGACTATATGCGTTGCAAAAGCTCCATACGGACGTTTACGGGGCTTAAGTATCAGAAAGGGCTGGATGGTGATTCGATGATGAGGAAACATGGAGAAAAAGTTGAAGTTAGTTTCAATGTTCGGATCCCTGTTAATGTATGTAATAAATGTCGCGAAGAATTTATTTTGCTTCGTGTGGTAGATCATTCCAACGAGATATGGGAGCAAGTAGCGAATGGACTTGGATTACTCCATTGTCCCTATTGCGGGGAAAAACTATAGCATAACACGGGCATGTAGTTAAAAAAGCCAGGACTTCTCCCGGCAGAATAGAAAAAGAGGGATGTATGTCCATATTATACCACGGGAGGGGTTCGAGTGGTAAAGTACAAACAAATATCCTTTTTACGCGACGTGGATGGGGAGAAGACAAAAGAGGCTGTGGAGGCAGCGCTTGAAAAATACCGGATATACATGCTGACCGTTCCAGACGAGCATCTCCCGCGAGTGACACAGACGTACTCTCTCGTGCCGCCGTCGAAGACGAATGCATTTTACTCATCTACAGAAAGCGCGGCGATCCGCAAGGTAGATTTTGAACGCGAGCGTGACGAGTACATGGAGAGAATACGCCGCGCGGTGAATCGACTGAACAAAATGGAACGGGAATTGATTATTAAGCGATACTTGTCTATTGATGAGCCATACGATTATGAAGTCTATAACGAAATGGGAATCAGCGAATCAAAGTTTTATCGCATCCGTGAGAAGGCGTTTTACAAGCTGGCCTTCGCACTGCGAATCGAAGTGTATAAAGAAGAGGCACCTGTATAGGTGTCTTTTTAATTATAAAAACTTAGCGCTACTCGACTAATTTCGATAAAATCCGACAAATGTATAGTGATAAAATTTAATTAAATTTGTAAATCAGGAAATATTGCATAGTCCAAATTTCTTTAAATATATGAAGGAGTAATGAGGGGGATAATTGTGGCTGAAAGAAATTTTTATGCTTATCAAATTGATTTTCAAAAGTTGAAAAAATCACCAGATGGAAAGGAAACATACAGTGATTTCTGGAATTACTGCAATTTTAAAGGTATGATCGATGACATAACTTCCAGAAATAAAATGATTAAAAAAGTACATAATGGATGGTTTATGTTGCTTGATGAAATTAAGGAGTTTAATGAAAAAGTGAACAATACTGAACATAAGTATATGGTGGGAAGAGTTTTTATATGCCGAATATGGTTATGTAGGTAAACTTAGACATGTTGATACTCTGGCACAAAGAGATCATGACAAAGACCCAAGAGAAGGTGAAGAAAGGTTTGTTTACTTTTATATAAGAGCCTCTGATGGATTGTTGCTTTTACAAGGTGATACAAAAGTTATTCGCTCTAAAGTAGAGAGTTATTTTAGTGAGCTTGGGAAAGGTTATTTACAAACAAAAGATATATATGATATTTCTGTAAGCACTCTTTTAAGAGGGGACTTTTTAGATGAAATAAAAAATTAGATAGTGTAAACAAAATTGAAATAGAACTTGCTGTAGAAAAAGCAAATTCATATGAAAATGAGCTAATGAGAGTGGCAAAAAACAAGCAGAAGAATTAGAAGCCAACTATGCTACAATTGTAATGCAGTCTAAGTATAAGAAGAAAAGTTTAAAGGGATTTGAAAAACTTTTGGAGAAAATTAAACCTAGGGGAAATGTTGCTCCGGTAAAGGGAGTTAGTAATATAAAAGTTATCGGAAAGCAAGACGGAGAATTTAAAAAGGGTGTATTTAAGTAAAATATCAGAGAAATATTCTGTAAATGTAAAGGTAGACGAGAATAAAAATTTAGATCCGGAAGATGTTTATAAAAATTAAAAGATACTGGGTTTTAAAAGAGAACTATTATGGAGGGAAGAGGAGGATGGGGAAAAGAGTTAAGTTATTTTGGGAAGCAAATAATTTTCCAATTAAAGTGATCTTAAATTACCTCAAATTCTCTACAAAATCGGAAAAAATATTTGAGTTTTTTATACCATTGTTGATGACCGGGGGAATTCTGTTATTTATCTTCTATAAGGACCCGTCGACAAGTACTGTTTTAAAAGGAGTAAAAGATATTAACAATCAGTCGCTAACATTTATATCCATATTGGCTGGTTTTAATATAGCAAGTATTTCTGTTATTGCTACCTCCAATTCTAAATTATTTGCTGAGTTAAAATTAAATATAGTAAAAAGTCGAAGGTAAATCATTATATGAGGTTATGTTAACATTTTTTCTGCTGCAATTGTAACGCAATTTTTCATTATTCTTATAGGAATAGTTATATTGGTTATTTCTTCAATTGTAAATTTTCCAAATAACTTTAACATGTATTGTTATCATTGGATATTTATAAGTATATGGATATATTCATTGATCACTGCTGTGTTTGTATCACTCAGAAACCTTAAAACTTTATTCTATATTCTTGTGTATGAAGAGTATTAATTTATTGTGTTGCAATAAAATAACGGAAAACTGACAGAAAAATGACGGAAAGATGACAGAATATTTCTGTTTAGACGTGTTATGATGATAGCGCGAGGCACAGTGGCAAGCCAAATCTCCCTTCCATGAGCGTCACCCGATTGGGTGGCGTTTTTATTTGCAATGAATTAGAAACGCAAAACAGGAAACAATAAGCTCATGTAATGGAAGCTACGGCGAGAGCATGAAGTGAGGTTTATGGTTATGTATCCATACAGCGACAAAGAAAAAGCCCAACGTGCCTACGAACGCCATAAGTGCAAAAACTGTATATGGGCTAAGTGGCAGGTGCCGTACCTTGTTTGTTGCCCGTTTATGCGATGCATACAAATGTCGGAAATTGGCGAAAAATGACGCAGGGAAATCCATCCTTTGTTAAAGTGAACAGGCGAAATGCGAAGGGCGATAAAACGTCAAAAACATGTCAGTTTTGGCACGTTTTTTTGTGATAAAATGATATTGAACAAACGAATACCCTCTACCATATGTACGTATGAGTGAAGCAGACTAACCGAGAAGAGCCCAACAAATCCCTTCCCCGCAAAGAGGCTGTCGCTGATTGAGCGGCGGCTTCTTTATTTTAGTGATGAGTACGAATGTCGGAATTTGACGAAAAAACGATGCAGGAAAATTCCTCCTTTTGTGGTATTCAGCAAATGAAAGGAGGGGATAACATTGATTATAAAATGTAATTCATGCGGCACTGAATATGTCTTAACACATTTTAAACTTCCATTTAAAGATAAGGGAGAAACACTTTACTGCAAGTGTGGTCAATCGGTTTTTAGTTATGATAAAGGAACTGATTCTTATTCTATTGAAGAGGTTAGTATTTACAAGGAAAGAATGCGGAGAATTGAAGAAGAAAAAAGAGTTATCCAATTTGTGATTGTGGAAAACGTATGGTACCAAGAACCGGGCCATATGGTGATTTTTTTGGATGTGCTGATTATCCAAAAGGTTGCAACAAAACAATTAAGAGGTAAACATACATTTGTTTACTGTGGGGCTTTTTTCTAGGTAGATATTTTATTTTAGCATCCGAATAATCGGGTGCTTTTTTATTGGGAGGTAGGTGAAACGATGGAATTATATCTGATGTTCGCTACTATTTGCGCGTTACTCGTATTCCTTTATCAAAAGGAACAACAGCACAAAGAAGAGCGGAAAGATTTACTGGACCGGATTATGTCATATACCGAATACAAAGAACAAACTGCGGAACCGGTGAAATTCGAGCCAGTGACAGTGACAGAAGAAGATGAATATTGGCGGGAGATTGAAGAAAGGAAACTGTAAAGAGGGTGGTGAGTATGGCAAAACCGAAATACGATGAATGGCTAACAGAAGAAGGTTTGCTTCTTATTGAAGGATGGGCAAGGGATGGACTGACAGATGAGCAAATTGCTCACAATATGGGAATTGGCGTGTCCACTCTTTATAAATGGAAGAATGACCATGTAGAGATTTTAGAGGCCCTAAAAAAGGGAAAAGAAGTCATTGACCGTCAGGTAGAAAATGCCTTGTTGAAAAAAGCATTAGGTTACAAGTATCAAGAGGTTACAAAAGAACTCGATCAAAAAACAGGGTTAATGGTTACAACAAAAGTAGTCGAAAAGGAAGTGGCACCAGATACAACAGCTTTAATCTTCTGGTTAAAAAATCGCAAACCGGAAATGTGGCGTGACAAGCAAAATATTGAGCATAGCGGGCCGAATGGTGGTGCAATTCAGTTTATTTCTGTTACACCTGACGTGGTGAGCAAAGATGAATGGAACAAAGATCATTAATCCTTATAAACCACAACCACGACAGGTTTTATTCCACACTTGCCCCGCTGATGAAGTGCTTTACGGTGGAGCGGCAGGCGGTGGAAAATCGGAAGCTCTTTTGCAAGATGCGTATAAAAACCGCGCTGAAATATCCGAACTGCCGAATCATCATGTTTAGAAGGACGTTTCCGGACTTGGAACGTTCTTTAATTTTGCGTTCACGACAAATCTTTGACCCGCGATTAGGGAAATACAACGAATCGAAGCGCCGCTGGACATTCATAAACGGAAGTACGATCGAATTTGCATATATGGACCGAGAAAGCGACGTCTTTAATTATCAGGGCGCGGAGTACGATTTCATCTATTGGGATGAGTTAACACACTTTACCGAAACGCAATACCGCTATATGATTTCTCGTTTGCGCGGGAAAACGCCGATTAAGCGGCAAATTAAAGCAGCAACAAACCCAGGCGGTGTTGGTCATAGTTGGGTAAAGGCGCGATTCATTGACATCGGAGAGCCGGAAAAGATTCATAAGCCAAAACCGACCGAAGATGAACCGAAACCGGGAACAAGATGCTTTATTCCTGCGAAAATCTTCGATAACCAAGCATTATTAAAGAATGACCCGGACTATCTACGCCGCTTGGAATCCCTACCAACGAAAGAACGAAAACAACTCCTTGAAGGGGATTGGGATTCATTCAGCGGCCAAGCGTTTGACGAATGGAATCGAGAAATACACGTTGTGAAACCTTTTAAAATCCCGGATACATGGAAGAAATTTAGAGCGGTGGACTATGGTCGAACCTCTCCTTTTTGTTGTTTATGGTTTGCGATTGACCAAGATCACAACCTTTACGTGTATAAAGAAGCGTATCAAGCGGGACTTGACGCGGTAGACCAAGCGAAACTGATTAAGCGAATGACCGGACCGGATGAAAAGATCGAGTACACCATCCTTGACTCCGCTTGCTGGATTAAAAACCAGTACGGTGAATCCATAGCGGATACCTACGAAAATAACGGCGTACCGGTCGAGCAAGCAAGTAAAGACCGCTTAAACGGAAAAGACCGCGTGCATGCATGGTTAAAAGGTCTATGAAGACAGCGAGGGCAACAAATACAGCAAGCTGAAAATCTTCTCTAACTGCGTCAATCTCATTCGTACCTTGCCAGCCTTGCCATTAAGCGAACGCAATCCAGAAGACGTGGACACGGACGCGGAAGACCATGCATATGACGCATTGCGGTACGGTGTCATGAGCGTACCAGACCCACGAGAATACGCACCGATTGAACACCATGCGCTTTCTCATATCCGAAAAGATGATGATTATTTACCGCACGCGCTGCAAGACGACGAAGACAACAACTATTCATGGCATGACCTGTGATAGAAAGTGGGTGAGAATGTGGAACAACTGCGAGATGAACAGTTATATAAGCGAATCGTCAGCGATTTCCGGCAATCGTTGAGCGCATTAAGCGAATTACGAAACGAATTCAAAGAGTATGACGACTTTTACAACGGGAAGCACTGGAACAGCCAGCGGGCATCATGGCGACCGGACCCGGTGATTAACTATGTCGCGTATATCGTGGACCAAAAAGCCCCGCAATTAACGAACGAACGGCCAAGAGGGTTGATTTTACCGACCGCCGAAGAAGATACAGAAGCGGCGAAAATCTTCACCCAAGTGACGGACGTGATCGCGGAACGGGTGGATTTAGACGACAAGATTGACCAAGTGGTGCGGACGGGACTTCTTTTTGGTACGGGATGGTTCAAAGTGTACTGGGACAACACCATCAGCGGCGGAAGCCCGGAAAAGGGCAATGTTTGGATAGGGGACGTTGCGGTTGATGTGCCGGACCCATCGAACATCTTTACCGACCCGCAAGCGGTGACTGTAGAGGATTGCCGTTTTATTATTTATGCGGTAGATAAAACCATCCAATGGGTAGAACAGCAATTCGGCGTAAAAGTAGACCCGGATCAATCCATCGAAACGGATTTATATAACCGTCCATCATCCAATTACGGACGAGATCGCGTTCAATTCTACGAGTATTGGTACAAGGACAAAGAGGGTATCCATTGCGTTTATGCGGCAGGAGGAAAGATTCTAAAGCATATCCGAAACGTCTATAGACACGGCCGCTATCCATTCGTCTCGTTTGTCGCGAAAAAGAACCGCAAAAGTATTTGGGGAATCGGAGAGCCGAAAAACATTATAAACAACCAAAAGTTATTAAATAAATTGGTGGAACTACCGACGACACACGCTTTATTACACGCTAATCCGATTGCGTTGATCGACCCACGGAGCGGGATTGACCCGAAGAAATGGCAAAACAAACCGGGGCAAATTTGGCTAGCAAAAGACCCGCAAACCGCGGTCCATTTCTTGCAACCACCACCAATGAGCAGCGATGTTTATAAATTAACAGAAAAATGGTGGAGTTTATCGAGCGAATCGGCGGTGTTTATGACGCTTTGACAGGAGAAACGCCAAAAGGAGTCACCGCCGCTACCGCGATTCAGTTATTACAAGAGCAGGGAAGCATCCCGGTTAAGGGAATCGCCCGCAACCTTTACCAAGCTCTTAAAAATGTGTATGAATTGATGATCGAACTCGTTAAAGAAACTACACTGAAACCCGCTACATCCGCATTATCGGAGAAGACGGAACGATGCAATTTATTGAGTTTAACGCGACGAAATACGCGGAAATTGATTTCGATGTGAAAGTGACAGCGGGAGCAAGCACACCGACATCGAAAGCGTATATCGCCCAATTAGCGGCGGATTTATTCGACAAAGGTATCCTCCTGCCTTCGGAATACGTAGAGATGCAGGATGGATTGCCTAATAAAGAGCGTATCGTCCAACGGTTAAGAGAACAGGAACAACAGCAACAACAAATGCAGGCTATGCAAATGCAACAACAAGCAACAGCTGGAGCGCCGCCGATGCAAGCGGAATCGCCAGCACCACCAATGCAACCGATTGACTTTCAAACCTTCTATGACAACGCGCCGGAGGAATTGAAACGGGAAATTGACTTAATGCTCGAACAGGGCATGAGTGAAGAAGAAATTTTGCATACGTTACTACAATAATCGCGCCCGAGGTGAGACTCCTTGGGCGCTTTTTTATAAAAAATCACCCCACCATAGGTGAAAGGAGAATCTATTCATGGAATTGGAACAAAAGTTCGCCAACCATAGCGAACCAGTAGCAAGTGAGCCAACAGAAACGTTAGAACAGCAAGAACCAACACAAATGGATGAGACACCAGTAAATGAAACAGATGAACCTTCTTCCCCACCACAGGAAGAGGAAGGCGATTATTTCGAGGTTAAATACAACAAAGAAATTCTAAAAATCCCTCGCGAGGAAGCACCAGCGTATATCCAAAAGGGGTTGAATTATGACAAGATCAAACAGCGCGCTGAAGAATTAGAAAGAACCGCTTCGTACTTGGATAAATTGGCGCAATTAAGTGGCTACCAGTCCACGGAGGAATTTATTCGAGCGGTGGAACAAGCCGAAGAACAACGCCGGATTGAAGAAGAAGCGCGGAAATTCGGTATTGACCCAGAAGTGTACCGCCAACATTTTGAGCCGGTAAATACCGAATTGCAGCAGCTTCGAGAAAAATTGAATCAACTCGAACAAGAAAGAGCTATCAAAGAAGTCGAGCGAGAAGTCAACGAACTCCGCTCCAAATATGAGGATTTTGAAAAATATGAGGAAAAAGTGTTTGAACTAGCGATTCAAAAAGGGTATGCCCTAGAAGATGCTTATAAACTCGTTGCATATGAAGATCACATTTCGAAAGTCATGAAACAAACCGAACAAGAAGTATTAGCCAAAGTGAGAGGAAGGGACCAAAAACAAGTCCTTTCGTCCAATGACAGACCAAATAACGCAAAACTCGACCCTGCGAGCATGACGTTTGAACAAATTGAGGAATTATCTCGTCGTGCGCGTATGGGCGAAAGAATTACATTCTAGAAAAGGAGATGATTTTTGATGGCAACTCAAACAACATTACTTGCTGGCCTTTCGCCAGAAATGAAGACGTACTATGACAAGAAATTACTTTCTCGTTTGGTACCGAACTTTGTATTCGGTCAATTCGGGCAAAAACGCCCAATTCCGAAAAACGGCGGGAAAACGATCGAATTCCGTCAATTCACTTCTCTAGCTCCTGCAACAACACCACTTACAGAGGGTGTAACACCGGCAGGAAATAGCTTGAACGTATTAGCGAAAACGGCGACAGTCCAACAATACGGGGATTACATCGAAATTTCTGACGTTCTCGACTTAACCGCGATTGACCCGGTATTGGATGAAACTGCTGAACTATTAGGAGAACAAGCAGCAGAAACACTAGATACGATCATCCGTGACATTCTCGCCGCTGGAACAAACGTGCAATATGCGAACGGTCGTACTGCTCGCAACCAAATTGCGTCCGGCGACAACCTAACGGTTAACGAAATCCGCAAAGCGGTACGTACGATGAAACGGAACAAAGTAAAACCAGTAGACGGCGGTGATTATGTCGCATTTGTTGAACCTGGCACGGTGTATGACTTGCAATCGGACCCGAAATGGGAAGAAGCAGCAAAATACGCTGGCTCGAAACAAATCTTCACGGGTGAAATCGGTCGTCTTTACGGCGTTCGCTTCATTGAAACGCCGCTGGCACCGAAATTTGCCGGACAAGGCGCTGGCGGGATTGACGTTTACGCGACAATCATCATCGGTAAAGATGCTTATGGTATCGTAGACGTAGCTGGAAGCGGCTCGGTGCAAAACATTGTCAAACCTCACGGCTCCGCCGGTACGGCTGACCCACTCAACCAACGCGCGACAAGCGGTTGGAAAGCGTTATTCACGGCTGTCCGTTTAGAAGAATTGGCAATCTTACGCATTGAACATGCGGTATCTGGTTGATGATGAACGGGGAAGGGCAACCTTCCCTTTTTTATTGTCTAAATAACCAAAGGAGGAATTAAAAATGGCGAAAAAACAAATGTCTGAAAAGGAAATGGAAGTCGTTACGTTAAATACAGCGGAAGAATTGAAAAACCAAGAGAAAGTAAAAGTTCGTTTACACCTGCCACCGGAACAAAAACAAAAGTTAGAAGCGGCAATGGAACAAGGAAAAGAAGTACAGTGGCCTTATCAAGTCGTCGCCATTAACGGGTACGTTTATCAAATCCAATTAGGAAAAACGGTAGAAGTTCCGAAATCGGTAGCGGAAGTGTTAGAACAGGCAGGGTTGATTTAATTGCTCTGCCTCTTGTGAGGTGATTCCATGAATCTTTCGGAATTAATCCGGGAAGTCAACAAAGACATTGACGATTCCTTGGCTAATATTGATATTACTGGCTGGATTAACCGCGCATTAGATGACCTTTCCCTTTATGCCAATTATCAAAAAGTGTCCACGATCTCTTTAGTCGCGGACCAAAAACAATACGCTTTGCCAAGTGACTTAATTCGAATCGTCCATTTGTTGGATGAAGACAAATTGGTGGAGTATCAACAAATCCCCGTCAACGATCTTTACTCCACCGGATACAAACGATGGGGAAACAATATCATTATCCAGCCAACACCAAAGGAAAATCGGGACTTGACCCTTTATTATCATGCAAGGCTGCCGCATTTAGTCAATGCCGACGATGTGCCGGCCATCCCGGAAGAATATCATGATTTATTAGTCCTTTATGCCGTGGCCAAAGCGAAATACCAGGACGAAGAAGAAACCATGCAAAACAACGCCATGCAGGAATACATGATGCGAAAAGACCAATTTATCGCGTTTATGCAAGCGGGTGATGTTTACACCGTAAATGAGGTGTATTGGTAATGACACAAAAATTTCTCTATCCCTTGCGTGATTTCAGTTTAGGACAAAACGACAAAGACGCGCCAAACTTAATCCCGGACAATGCCCTTGTCGAAGCGAAAAACGCCATTCTAGGGAAAGGGTTTGTCGCCAAAAGGCATGGGTATCAACGCTATTCCAACCAACTAGCAAGCCCAATTACCACGCTTTTTGAGTATTTTAAATTCGATGGGTCCCGAGAATTTTTGGCGGTATCGAAAAATCAATTATATAAAGATTCGAGCGGGACCTTAACCGCGATTACAGGCACATTAACGACCAGTGATGCGAAAATGATCGCCTATAAAAATCGGAGCATCCAAGATGTGGTCTTGATCGCGGATAAAGGAAAACTAAAGGTATATAACGGAACGAGCGTTAGCGAAGTCGTTCCATACTCCCCGACGACCCAAGAACAAGGCAATCCGGGGTTGAATGATCTCAACAACCTAACGAATTTCCGCACGATTGCCATTAAAAAGGACCGGATTTTTGCTGCAGCGCACCCAACGGTGAAAAATCGAATCAGTTTTTGTCATCGTGACCCTTATATCGGGTATGCCGTGTTTGATTATTGGCCAGCCCCTTTCTTTATTGATGTGGCGACCGAAGATAACGACGAAATCGTCGAATTAAAAGTGTTCCGTGATGCGCTCATTATCCTTTGTAAACGGAGTATTTGGGTGCTTTACGGGGATGGAATCACCATTAATGACTATCAACTGCTTAAAATTAACGTTCCGACCGGCTGTATCGCTCCAAACAGCGTTCAAATCGTAGGGAATGACCTGTTTTATTTGGCAGAAGACCATGTTTACCGGTTATTTACGACCGATCAGAACTTTATTTCCGCAGTGATCGTAAGTGAAAACATCGAAAATACCCTAAAATCCATTCCAAGAAGTGATAAAGAAAAGGCAGTCGGGGCCTTTTTTGACAATAAATATTATTTATCCTTTCCTAACGGCACTTGTTTGGTGTATGACACCTTATTAGGTGCCTGGGTGAAATGGACGAATGTGCAAGCAAACTCCTTCCTCAATCGGGATGGGGTTTTGTTTTTTAGCTCCAACACCGGATATATCTACAAATTCGATGAAACGGTCTATAACGATGACGGACAGCCTATTTATTTTTCCATCACGACCAAAAACTTTGACTTTGGATACGATGTGCAAGACAAAAAAACTCCGCAGAATTTGGACCGTCACGAAACAATATGACCAACTATCTTCTTCATTTACGCTCAAAGCGAAAATTGACTATGTAGAAACCATGTTGACCGACATTTCTACCGACCAATCCCTTGTATGGGACGAAGGGAACTGGGATGAAACCTTCTGGGATTGGGTAGACGTGGTACGTAATGAATTAAGGATACGATACAGAGGGAAAAACATTCAATTAATCATCGAAAATAACGAACTAAATGAACCTTTAACGATATACGGAATTGTCTTTCAGTATAAATTGAAACGGCCATAAAGAGGTGAGAACATGGCACAAATTCAACGCCTATATGATTTCCAAGCCGGAACAAGAGCAATGTCGCAGCAAGTGGATGATGAATTAAATCAATTAGTAAACGCACATAACACACTGGACACCGCTTTAACCAATCATAAAATCAGCGGCGACCATGATGATCGCTATTACAGAAAAACAGAAGTAGATGTGAAAGTAAATGATTTACAAACACAAATTACTGCGAATAAAAGCAGTGCGGATTCCCAATTTTCTAACCTGAACAGTCGTGTCACAACCAATACCAATGATATTAACTCTCTAAAGTCACAAAAAGCCGATAAAACCTATGTTGACCAAAAAGTCGCTGATATTCAAAACGGTCAAATTGCAGATAATGCGGTATCAACTGTCAAAATCCAAGATGGAGCCGTAACAACACCAAAGTTGGCGAATGGATCGGTTACAGCTCAAAAAGTAGATGGTGTTACTGTTTATACAGCTTCCCAAGTTGATGGAAAAATATCCAATGAAGCAACAGCACGAGCTAGTGATGTAACAAACTTGACGAATCAGATTAACACCGTAAACGCACGAATTGATAATCTGCAATACAACAAAGACTTATATTCAGCCAAACAAGACATTATCGTTCTAGCGTTGAATGTAGAAGTATTAAAAGGCGCCCAGCTGACAGGAATCAGCCAAAATATGGTTATTGAAACATTAGCCGATGTTTCAGACCTTACGATTACACAAGGATTATATGATTCTACCAATAAGAAAATTTATTTACCGTAGAGGAGGAATTTAAATGGCTATTTACTACCTTTCTACAACAGGAAATGACGGAAACCCGGGTGTTTCTCCTTCCCAGCCAATTAAGACGTTCAACCGTCTTTCCCAGTTAATGCAAGCTGGCGATATTGCCTATATCGCTCCGGGTACTTACCCTGTATCTGTTCATGGCAAGTTTAGTCCAATTAACAATACACCTATTACGGATGCAGGACAAATGCAAATCATTGGAGATACAACTGGTCAAATCTTTGGTGTTTCGGCCGGTGATGTTGTGATTGATTGTACCGGCAACTATAACATCGTCAATATTTCTAATGTATGGACAGGTCGTTTAGTATTGAAAGGTTTGAAATTTACGAACCTGTCTATTACAGCGCAATCCCAGCAGGGCGGCATTTTATACGTTCCTAATACAAATACTAGCGCCGTTCAAATTTACTTTGATACCTGTGTATTCCAAAATTTACAAAACAGTGTAACTGCTCCCATTGACGGATTGCTTGGATATTTCAACTTTACAAACAGCAACTCCCAGCTAGTGATGAATAACTGCACAGTTGGTTTAGGGTCAACAACATCAAACGACACATCTTTATTCACTCTACACAGTTCTATTAGCAGTTCGATTGATACAGGAACATCAATGACAAACCATCATGTGAAGATTATTAATACAATCATCTATCAAGAAGAAAGCGCAACGTTACCGGGCAACTACCATCGTATATTCAACATCGGATACAACTATAATGGTTCGAGCTATACAAGCGCCGGTCAGTTACGAATTTTATTAAAAGGGGTGACAATTAGACCAAAGTCAACAGACACGTATTTTAAAGGCACTTTCGCAGGATATGCTTATGGAGTTATTACTTTTGATATTGAGGATTCCAGCATCAACATTTACACTATGGATTCATGGACTAGAAACGGTTTGTCGCTTGCTATGGTTATCAATATTCGCAGAAGTGTTCTTAAATCGTTTACTTACTCATTTCCTGCATTTACTTCACTTCATATTCAACATTCAAAAGTTGTTGTATCAAGCGCGAATTTTTCTTGTAACAACCAAGCTACATCAATAACTATTGAGAAAAGTTTCTTTGTAAACGCATCAGGAACAAGTCCTTTTATATATCTTAACAGCCTATATGGAGCTTTTATCGCACTTGATACAGTCTTTTCCGGGTTTCAACGTTTTGAGTGTTCAAATGGTAAAAACTGCAACATTCAAACGTTGCTTATTCGTAAACTGCGGTGCGGTGCAATCGAATAGTTTAATTGATTACTTATTTAACAATACAAGTTATACAACAATGGTAGTTGATTGTATTGCTATAAAAACTTCCTTCTAACGGTTATTTGGCATACGTTGGTTCATCAAGTACGGATAATACGTTGATTCATAATGTCATCACTAATAACAACACCATAACTGGAACGACTTCCTACTATGTTAATACTCGTAATATACAAGTGATCAGCGCAAACCTTCAAGAGAGAACAAACTTACCGTTGCCGGACGTTGTTGTTCCCGAAATGGATGCTCCGGTTACAGGAACAAAATCGGCACTTATTCCGGTAGCATGTCTTGGCCGAGGCAAATTTCGTGTGTTACTGGAAGGTGGAAAGACGAACACGATTTCATTGACGTTTAAGAAATCGTGGACAGGCGGAAAAGTAGAGTTTTGGATTGAAAACACTAAATTAAACGCTACTGTCAACGATGTAACGTCTGCTCAAACGGTGACTCTTACTTATACACCAAGTAAATCAGGTATGCACGAGTTAGAAATTTTTGGATATGACGGCGTATCACAAACAACGTTTACAAACTATTACCAACCGAACTATATTTTAGTTGATTCTGTCGTTGTCGCGTAAAGGAGGGTTTCTATGGGTATCAATAACCAAGGCTTTGAATATGGAGTGTTCCCGTACTTCCACGGGGCACTCCCAACAGGTGATTTTGAATATGGTTTGTACGTCGATATACTAAACAAATCAAATCAGCCACCTCCGAACGTTACATTGATTTCACCGATAACAGGATTGCGTGTTTCGCCAACGCCAGTTTTCATCATGGAATGTGACCCTGACCCGGAAGGTGCGCCGCTTCATTTTATCATTGAGGTGGCGACAACCAATACTTTTACGCCAGTTTTGAATACTTTTAACTCACAAACTGACCAAACAGGGTGGCAATATTCCACAAACGGCGGGGCGACTTGGCTTAATATTCCGGCCGCAGGTGTGCAAGCGTCATCGAGGTTTAGGGTAAAATTTACGTCTCAAGTTAGCATACCTATCGGTACTTATTACTATCGAGTTTTTGCTTTTGATGGTTCAGACCGTAGCGTTTCTTACACGCCGACTACTTTAAAAGTAGGAAATGCTATCATTGTTACCTTGAAAAACCCAATCCAAACGACAGCGGCCGTTCGTAATATCGTTCCCGTTGTCATGCGGACGTTACCGACAGACGGAGCGACTCCGGCGAGCATTAAGTTTTATGTCACCAACAATGCTTTTGATGCAAGTCCGACATGGGAAGATGCAACAGCAGCCGTTATCAATAAAGGTCAAGCCTATACATTCACGAATAATACGAAAACAGGGGCAAACTGGGGCTTAAATATTCGGATTGAACTTTATGCAAACGATTCGCTAGGGGCAATCTCCCTAGATGGATTCGGATTTACCTTCAACTAAAGAGGTGATGTATAGATGGAAATTATCGTACAGACTGACCTCGCAAAATTACGGGAACAAGAGGAAGCAAAAGAGGAATTTAAAAAAGCTTAAAAAACGATTCCGACAGCAAAGGACTAACTCTTTCTGATTTGGAAAAGCGTATTGAAGTAATTGAAAAGATTTTAGGTGTCTAAAAGAAATGTGTATGAGGCGGGCTTTGGCTCGCCTTTTGTTTGTGAAGGGGTGATACGATGGCAACGGTAAAAAACAAACGGTAACGCTAGTGCCAGTGGCAGTGACAAGCGTAACAACAAATAAAAAGCCGACAACCACAGCAGCAAAGCCGGTAACAACGGCCAAACCGGTGACAACAAGCCCTGTTAAAACAACAACGGATCCAAAACCAACGATAACCAAGCCAACAGTAGTGAGCGCGCCGAAAACAACAGCAGCGTCGAAACCAACCGTCGCACCAAAGCCAGCAACACCGACCGTCAATCCTTATTTGCAATCGGAAATTGATAAGGCAAACCGCTTCATGCGTCAGTATGCCCAACTTAAGGCCCCAACAAGCGCCCAACAATCGACGTATCAGCGGTTGTTAAGCACCTATGGAAACGCGATCAAAGACGGAAGAATCACCATTACAGACCTAGACCCAAAAGCAGAACGGGCGTATCGGACTGCGAACCCATACGCGGAATACACCAAAGAAAAAGAATTGCGCTTTTTTACGACAAATTGATGAAATGTTAAAGAATAATCAAGGGGTATCGGACGCGCAATTGGCTCAATTTAATCAATTAGCGCAAAAGTGGAATTATATCCCATCGTATAATCAAGCGCCAGAACTAACGGAAATTAAACCATTTACACCGCCGGAATATGACGTATTAAGTTATGAGGAAGCGGTAAATCGAGCAAATCAACAATTAGACCCAATTTACCAACGGGCATTAGAAAATATCAAAGCACAAAAATATCAAAACGAATTGGACGCTAGCCAAATAGCGGCAGCACGCGGCCTTTCTCATAGCGGATTAGCTGCCGATCAATTAACGAAGATCGCCATCGCTGCACAAGGACAAATGGCAAGCGCCGAAGCGGAAAAAGCGGCAAGACTCGCAGAATTAGCCCAAGCGATGGTAGAACGTGACCGGGACAGAGCATTTAGAGAGCGGCAACAAGCCTTCCAAGAATATTTGGCGCAAGCAAACCTTAACATGGACCGTGACCAAATGCTATATGACCGTTACGTGGATGATCGCAACTTCGACTATCAGCAACAACGCGACAAACGCCGTGATGCGGAATGGGAGTCTGAAGAAAAATGGCAACGAGCCATGGCAGAAAAACAATTCCAAGCCAGCCGTGACGATGAAATGAGAAGACGGGCCGAATGGGAGTCTGAACAAAAATGGAATCGGGCACAGCAAGAAAAAGCGTTTGCTTACCAACAATACCTCGATAAATTAAAAGACCAACGCGCCCAAGAAGCCCTAGCATGGGAGAAACAACAATTCGCTACTGAGCAGGCGTGGAGAGAATACGTCTACAATCACATGTCCGCGGCAGAAAGAGCGCAGCTTGAATGGAATAAACAACAATTCGGTGAGGAAATGGCGTGGAAGATTGAAGAAGCTAACCGCGCTGATAAACTGGCTCGTGACCGGATGGAATTTGAAGCGGGAAAAAAGGGGCTAAAAAGTGAAGGGAGTGATGAGAAGTACGATAACTTCTGGAAAACGCGGAGTGATGCCGCCAAAGCGCCGGGATTCATCCAATTCAATAAATTATTAATGCCAGCACTTGAAAAAGCAGGGGTACCGGATACTTGGGCTCCATACGTTATGGAATTGGTAGGTCGCGAATCATCTTGGAATCCGAATGCCGACAACCCGAAATCCAGCGCATACGGATATGGCCAATTCCTAAAATCCACTCGCGAGCAATACGAAAGAAAATACGGCATTAAATACGATACACCATTGAATCAGTTAATCTTGACGATTCACTATATCAAAGACCGTTACGGAAACCCAATTAACGCCTTGAGATTCTGGGATGAGAACCATTATTATTGATTGCTAAAAGAGGTGTTACTATGGTCTATAAATTCGACCAAAGAAAGTATGAGGAAATCGCCAAGCGTATGTTTGGCGGTTTCACTCCTTACAACCCGCCGGATAGTTCCTATTATCGTGATCTCGGTTATCAAGTATATAAGCAAAGAAAAGAAGAGAAAAAACCAGAAAAAGCGTGAAGCAGACGAAAAGAAGATCAAAGATTTAATCAATAAATACGGCATCCAAGAAAATGGAAATAAAAAACGAGCCTAGCATACTCGACCGAATCAAAAGTATTTTAGGTGGATTAGGCGAATCTGATCATCATTCGAAAAATCAACACAGCTTTTTAGATGACATTACCACACCGGCTAAACAGTGGGCAAAAGGTGTCGCTTATACCCTGAACCCATTTGACGGGAAAGACTTTACCGACGCTTTTAAAGAAGCGGTGGACATTGCGAAGAAAACAGATCGTAGTGGCATCACGAAAGAATTAAACCGCGCAGGAGCAAGAATCGCCAATACTGCTACGTTAGGCGCATTAGACGAACTATACAAGAAAACACACAGAGAACGAGCCGTTCAGTTTAAAGAACGCAAAGGCGGCGGTAGAGTAGCGGACTTTCTTTATGACTTATTAGGTTATGGCGTTTCCGGTGCCGGGGTAGCCAAAGGATTGCGCGGACTTGGATTAGGCGCAAAAGAAGGAACGAAAGGCCTTTCTAAAATCGCGCAATTAGCCAAAGAAGGCGCTTTAACTGGACTCGGGATGAGTTCGGCAGAGGTTGGAATTAAAGAAGCCCTCAACCCGAAAGATCAAGACTGGAAAGAAAACCTTGCAAAAATCGGGATTGAAACCGCAGGGGGCGCTATATTAGACCCTGCCGCTCATGGTGTGTTGAAACTCATTTCTCGTTTGAGAAATGCCAAAAACGAGCCGATTAATGTCTTAAATAATCCAAAGGATTACTTTAAAATCAAGGATTATAAATATGACGGTCCGATCATCCGAGGAACGGCGGAAGGGCAAACCATTATCGAAAACCCGCTAAAAGCGTTAAGACTTCCTGCGCCGGAGGAACCAGGGTATAAAAATCCATTCACAGGCCGGAAAGGCTCGCTGCAAATCAGCGGCGTAACATCAAGACCAAAACTCGAAACCAAACCGCTAGAACTGCCGGAACCGATTTATAAATTCAAAGAACCGATTAACAAAGAGGTGAAAATCGAAGGGATACCGGCATTAGAAGCCCCTGTCGGTGGAGGGAAACCGAAAGAATACTGGCAGAAACGATTAAAGGAATTAAACGATTATGTGTCCAATAACGAGGTTTTAAAAGAATTTAAACAAGCGGTCGAAGATCAATACCAATACTTAAAGCAATCCTTGAAAAATCGAAAAGGCGTACAAAAGGGAGTTATCAAAGACCGCGAAGGATATGTGCAAGGGGCTTATGGCTTTTCGGAAAATCCGAAATGGTATCAAGACTTTTATCGTCAATTTGGCAGAACCCCAACGAATGAGGATTTAAGACAATTAGCACGCGAACATGTGTTAAACGGCTTTGCCGATGAAGTTGGGGACATTCCACCGTGGCGGCCTAGCGCATTAGAAAACATTGATAATCAGATTGACGAATTAACGACGATTGCCAAAGAATCGCCAGAACACTCACAGGCAATAAAACCTTTAATTGACGCACTGGAACAAGAAAAACAAGCGATCATCAAGCAATACGAACAGCTAAAAAACGCCAAAAATGATGATGATGTAATCCGCCGCATGTGGGACGCATTAAAACGGGAATGACAATGTAACGCTAGAGGATTTAAAGAAACTAGCGAATCCGCCTGACGATACCAATGAGCCGCCATTAATATTCAAGCGAGAAAAGTATTTCCAAAAACGAGCCATTGCGCTATGGGGGTTAGACTGAACCCAGAAGACATGAAACCGCGAAAAAATTCCAAACAGAAGGATTCACCACGACCCCAACCAATGACGGGGTAAAAATCACCCCGAAAGAACCGGTAAAAGAAGAACCTTTGCGCTTTAAAAGCGCTTCTAAAAAGACCGTCATCCGCACAAATTATGATGATGGATATACACCGTTTGAAGAAGTGAAAACCGCAAGAAACACCGAAGACGGAAAAAGAACAGGCACAACAACTTCTCGAAAAATCTTCGCTCCATGTTAAGAGGAACGAAAGACAAGCATGAGAAAAGACCAATTAAGAAAACAAATTGAAGGGCTTGTCAAGTTTTATTAACCGAGAGGAAGGAAAAGAGATATACGGCGATCTAGATGTAACCAAACTAAAAGATATTACGAATCTTGAAAAAGGAACATCAGACGTATATCGAAATTTCCGCAAAGTGTTTGGTCAACATTACGACCAAGTGAAAAAGACCATTTTGCATCCATTAGACGAAGCAAAAAGAATTTGTCGACATGCAAGAAT